GAAGGAATAGGTTGGTCATTTCAAAGAGATGATGAGCTTCCTTTGGTTTTATCCAAAGGAGATATTATATTTATAAAGGCGTTTCAAACTCATCGAATATTAAAGGGCATAACAAACTTAAAAATAAGGATTAATAAAATATAAGCGGGAATAATAAAAGAATAAATGGGTTGTGTTCTGATGGTTTTTTTATATATTTATAATAAATAAAATGCTATGACTTATATTTATATACTTGAACAAAACGGAATTCCTTTTTATGTAGGTAAAGCTAAAAATATTGTTAGGCGAAGACATGGGCATTATAGAAATTATGGAACTGATATTGATTTAGTTATTATTGATGAATGTGGTGATGATGTTTTATTATGGAAACCCCTAGAATCATATTGGATTGAACAATTTAGACAATGGGGATTTGAACTACAGAATAAAAATAAAGGTGGGGGTGGCCCTTCGTTCTATACTGAAGAATCTAAATTAAAAATGAGAAATCCTAGAAAAGAGGGAACAGGAGCTAAAATTAGTAAGGCATTAATTGAAGGTAATCATAGTAAATACTATACTCAAGAAATAAGAGATAAAATGAGTACCCATGCTAAAGGAAGCCATGGAGGTCCTTTTACTGATATTCATATTGCAAATATTAAATTAAGTCGAAGATTGACTTCTAAAAGGGTATTACAATATAACTTACAAGGTAAACTTTTAAAAAAGTGGGATAGTAAAGGGGAAGCAGCTGAATTTATTAAGAATAAATTAAATTTGAGTAGTAATGTTGTTTCTCAAATAAAAGATTGTATATTAGGAAGACAAAAAACTTCTTTTAAATATATATGGAGATATGAAGGTATTGAAAGAGAATTAGATACCTTTAATATAATTTATCAATTTGATTTACATAAAAAATTAATTGGAGAATTTAAGTCTCATGGGATATTAAAAGAATGGATAAAACAAAATACCAAAGTAGAGTATAATACCGTATCCAGCAGTATAGTTAAACATAGTAAAGATAGAACATATAAATCTCAGAATTTATATTATTCGATTAATAAAACAATATAAAAATATGAATAAATTAGTTTACATAGGGGCGGGAGTATCAACTCAATATGGTGTCCTCCATCTTTTAAAGAGTGGTTATGACCCCAAAATGATTACAATAATAGATAAGGGAAATGATATATATTCAAGGCTTCCTGAAGAAATCATGACAGGTGCAGGAGGTGCGGGTACCTGGAGTGACTTTAAAGTTATCCCATCATTTAAACAAGGGGGTTTATTTTACCCTCATTATTGTAAAGATGAAAAGTATGCTAATAAATTATCTAAGCAATTATATGATTATATAGTAGAATATCATCCCGATCCTGCTAAAATAATGTATACTGAACCAGTTGAAGAGCCTCAATTTATTAAAGATTCCCCCTTTGAATTAAGACAATCTCCTTGCTATCATTTAGGGACGGATTATGGGCAACAGCAGGTAAGAAACATATTTGAATATTTTGATAAAATGGGAGTAAATCAAATATACAATACTGAAATATTAGATATAGATTTTAATCAACAAATAATATCAGTTGGAGAATTAAAAGTAATATTTGATAAACTGATTATAGGAACAGGAAAATCAGGGATGGACTTACTTACTAAGTTAATATCTAAATATGATTTAACCACAGTTCCAAAACCAGCACAGTTTGGTGTTAGATATGAAACCGAAGGTAAGTATTTTGAAGAATTATCTAAAATGGCTTATGACTTTAAATTATATAAAAAATTTGGAGAAGATAGTGCCCGATCATTTTGTACTAACAATTTTGCTGCTTTTGTAGCTGAAGAAGAGACTTATGGTATGAAATCATATAATGGTCATGCCCATAAAGACCCAGATAAAGCCAATGGGTTAACTAACTTTGGTATACTTTTAGAAGCTAGAGGAATAGAAGATCCATTCGAATTTAGTAAAAATTTAGTAGCTATGTTTCAGCAATTTGGGAAAGGTTCATATTATTCCCCTACAGAACGAAAACCATCATTTACGGATCAAGGTATCCCGGTACCAGGGTATAAGATATCTTTAAAAGAATTTAAAGAAGCATTTGGTAAATATTCTGAATATATATTGGAGTTTATTGAAGATTTAAATACAACTTTTGGTATAAATAATGATTATATTTTTTATTGTCCCGAAGTTAAATTTTTGACAAACGAAATAGAATTAAAAAAAGAAGATTTAACATTAACAGAGTACCCAAATGTCCACCTTCAAGGTGATGCTGCGGGGTCAAGAGGTATATATATTTCTGCACTTCACGGTTTATATAACTCTGAAAATTTATTAAAAAATTAAATAAAAATTTGGACAATTAAGATAACTTTCGTATATTAACATTATGAGTAAAAAAACACCGTTCCCACAAAGTAAAAGATTAAAAAAAGTAGATGGTACTATAGCGTACATCTGGGATAATAAACTCCACAATTGGGATGGTCCTGCTTTAATACCTGAGGGTAATGAAAAAAAATCGGAATATTATCTTTATGGTATTCAAAAAACTAAAGATGAATGGTCTGAAGCTATAAGACAACAAACTGGATTACCTTTTTACAAACAGGCACCTCCTAAAGGAATAACAAACCGAACTTAGTAACAAATGGAAAAACAGAAAACAAATCGTATTGGTATTACAGGAACACAAAGTGTAGGAAAAACAACTTTAGTTAATGCTCTCAAAGAGCTACCACAATTTAAGGACTACACATTTGCTACTGAACGAAGTCAACATTTAATGTCATTAGGTATCCCATTAAATACTGATTCAACATTAAAGGGTCAAACTGTATTTTTAGCAGAGAGATGTGGTGAATTAATGAATGGTAATATTATTACGGATAGAACTATTATAGATGTTATGGCTTTTACTCAAAATGCATCTTCTATTGACCACATAGATAAAGAATCGTTCTTAGATTATGCTTCTAATTTTATTAAAGAATATGATTATATTTTTTATGTATCTCCTCAAAATATTCCCCTAGAAGATAATTCTATAAGAGAAACGGATGAACATTTTAGGGAATTAATTGATTTTACTATTAATAATTTAATAAGTAAATATAAATATAAAATTAAAAATATAGTAAAGATATCAGGTACAACTCAAGAACGTATTCAACAAATATTGAATGTTACTGGACTTTAACATATTTATAATAAAAATTAAACCCCCTATTTTAATATTATGAAAAAATCCACCTTGAAAGAATTTATAAAATCTGAAATACTTTATGAATTAGATTTAGAAAAATCAATAGATGAAGCATCTAAAGATGATGTCCTAAATCAACAAAATTTAAATAAAGAATTAGCCAAAACCGTTACACTTTCTAAAGAAGCGGGTTTGAGTGAAATGGAAGATGAAGATGACAGCCCCGATGATGATGAATTAAATAAAAAAGCAATGGCTTCCGCTAAGAAATCTAATGGTAAATTTAAAAAATTAGAATTAGCAGTTAGAGGCCTAAAAGATATTACCTCAGAAATGCAATCTTTAGCTAGAAAGTATTCAGAATCCAAAAATGAGGTTGAAAAAGAAAAAATTAAAAATATGTTAAAACTAAAAACCCCACTTAAAAAAGAATTAGAATCCATGGTTTCAAAATTAGAACAAAATGTGGTATAAGTTCCCCCCCATTAGTTCCCTTTCAAAAGAAAGAGCTATTTATATAGCAGGATTTATATTATTAATATTAGGGTTAATTTATCTGTTTTCTAATAAAATAGAGTATGTAGCCCAATATTCAAATAAAATTAAATCTCTAGAAAAAACTATTGATTCCTTACATATTAAAAATAAAGATTTAGATTCGACTATTAAGGGTTTAAATCAATCAATAAATAAATTAGATAACCAAATAGTTTTAAAAAATAAAAAAATTATAATATTAAATAAAAAAACATATGAAAAAGTTAATGCTGTTGATTTTTTTAGTGACGATGAGCTTGAAAAGTTTTTCACAAACCGTTACGGACAGTACCTCAATAAAATTAATAAAACCAATAGCTCGTCTAGTAATTAAAGATCTTATAAAAGGAGATGCTGCTCTACAAGAGTTAGTAATTACTAAACAAAAATATCAACTATTGGAGGAAAAAATTGCTTTGAAAGATACTATTATTTTTACCCAATCTACAAAAATATTTAATTTAGATCAAATTATATCTAATAAAACAAATCAGTTTAAAATACAAGAAGAACTATCTTCTCGCCTCCAGTCTGATTTAAAACGACAAAAATTCAAAACTAAATTATTTTCAATAATTCCCTTAGCCGGTCTAGTAGCTGTGATTTTTATATTGAAATAATATGAGTGATTTAAAACAGATAATTCGTCAAGAATATATTAAATGCTGTCAAGATCCGGTTCATTTTATGCGTAAATACTGTTATATACAGCACCCACAACGGGGCCGCATACAATTTAATCTCTACCCATTTCAAGAAAAAGTACTAACGTTATTTCGCGATAACGATTATACCACAGTACTAAAATCTAGACAATTAGGAATATCTACTCTAGCTTCAGGTTATGCCCTATGGTTAATGACGTTTCATAAAGATAGAAACGTATTAGCTCTTGCCACCACACAGGCAACTGCTAGAAATCTTGTAACCAAGACCCAATTTATGTGGGAAAATTTACCATCATGGTTAAAAATAGATTCAGTAGAACACAATAAGTTATCACTTAGATTAGTAAATGGATCTAAAATACAAGCCAAATCTTCAAATGCCGATGCTGCTCGTTCAGAAGCGGTTTCTTTACTAATAATAGATGAGGCAGCATTTATTGATAATATAGCTGAAACTTGGGCATCCGCTCAACAAACATTAGCTACGGGAGGCCAAAGTATTGTACTTTCTACCCCCAATGGAACTGGAAATTGGTTTCACCAAACATGGGTTAAAGCCGAAGCAGGAGATAACGATTTTTTACCAATTAAACTTCCTTGGGATGTACATCCTGAAAGAAATAAGGAGTGGAGAATAGCACAGGATAATCTATTAGGAGATCCTAGATTAGCAGCACAAGAATGTGATTGCGATTTTGCATCCTCAGGTGATATTGTATTTTATAATGAATATTTAGAGTATTATAAAAAAACACATGTAAAGGATCCACTAGAAAGAAGGGGTGTAGATCAAAATCTTTGGGTTTGGGAATCCGCTGATTATTCTCGAGATTATATAGTAGTAGCTGATGTAGCTAGGGGAGATGGGAAAGATTTTTCTACATTTCATATTATAGACGTTGAAAGTAATACACAAGTAGCAGAGTATAAGGGACAGATAGGAACTAAAGAATTTGGACATCTATTAGTGGGTATAGCCACAGAATATAATAATGCATTGTTGGTAATAGAGAATGCAAATATAGGTTGGGCAACAATACAAATAGCGATAGATAGACAATACTCTAACCTTTACTACTCACAAAGAAGTGGAGAAACCACAGCCGAGTCGTATTTTACTCAATATCAAGATAATTCAAGAATGGTAGCGGGATTTACAATGTCTTCAAAAACTCGCCCCATGGTGATTGGTAAATTTCAAGAATATATATCAGATCAAGGGGTTACAATACAATCTAAAAGACTAATTTCAGAAATGGAAGTATTTATTTGGAAAAATGGTAGAGCTGAGGCACAAAGTGGATATAATGATGATTTAATAATGGCTTTTGGTATTGCTATGTATATTAGAGACACAGCACTTAAATTTAGACAGAGAGGAATAGATTTAACTAAACAAACATTAAATAACATAACAGTTACTCGAACCCCATATAACGGTGGTTATAATAGTCAAAATAGCAATAAAAACCCATATTTAATAGAAACAGATAAGGGGAAAGAAGATATTAGTTGGCTTCTTTAATTAAATAACTATACTTATAATAATAACAATACAAAATAACAATGGCTGACAAAACAATTTTCTCAAGATTACAGAAACTATTTTCTACAGACGTGGTTATACGTAATGTTGGGGGAGACCAAATCAAAACCATAGATTCAGGTCATATACAAAGTAGTGGTGAATTTAGTACTAATTCACTTGTTGATAGATATAATAGAATTTATTCCAATTCATCTACCTCTCTTTATGGTTCTCAATTCCAGTTGAATTGGCAGTACTTAAGGACTCAAGTATATTCAGAATATGATTTAATGGATACCGATGCTATTATTGCTTCCGCTCTAGATATTATTGCTGATGAGTCTACTTTAAAAAATGATATGGGGGAGGTACTTCAAATTAGAAGTTCTAATGAAGATATTCAAAAAATTCTATATAATCTATTTTATGATGTTTTAAACATAGAATTTAATTTATGGATGTGGATTCGCCAAATGTGTAAATATGGTGATTTTTTCTTGAAATTAGAGATAGCTGAAAAGTTTGGGGTATACAATGTAGTACCCTACACAGCATACCATATGGAAAGACTTGAAGGTACAAACCCCGAAAATCAATCTGAGGTAAAATTTAAGTGGAATCCTGATGGATTTGCAGGTTCTAGTTACGGTTATTATAAAGTGCCGGGGCAAGGTTTAGCAGACGATAAAACAGGTATCTATTTCGATAATTATGAAATGTCCCACTTTAGAATGGTAGCAGATGTTAACTTTTTACCATATGGAAGAAGTTATATAGAACCAGCAAGAAAATTATTTAAACAATATGTTTTAATGGAGGATGCAATGCTAATCCATAGAATTGCTCGTGCTCCTGAAAAGAGAGTATTTTATGTAAATGTGGGTTCAATACCCCCTAATGAAGTTCCAGCATTTATGGAGCAAACCATTAGTAACATGAAACGTACCCCACACATGGATCCTAAAACTGGAGAATACAATCTAAAATACAACATGCAAAACATGTTAGAAGATTTTTACATCCCAGTTCGAGGTAACGATAGTGCTACAAAAATTGAAACAACTCCTGGCCTATCATATGATGGAATACAGGATGTAGAATATTTAAGAGATAAATTATTTGCTGCTCTTAAAGTTCCAAAAGCATTTTTAGGGTATGATGAAAATATAGAAGGTAAAGCTACTTTAGCAGCAGAAGATATTCGTTTTGCACGTACTATTGATAGAATCCAGCGTATCGTTCTCTCAGAACTTAATAAAATAGCATTAGTCCACTTATACACTCAAGGATATACTGAAGAATCATTGACTAACTTTGAATTATCAATGACTACTCCTTCAATCATTTATGATCAAGAGAGAATTGAATTAATGAAGCAAAAGTCTGAACTAGCTGGTATTTTACTAGAACAAGGTTTAGTTCCATCAGATTGGATATACCACAATATATACCACTTTAGTGAAGATCAGTTCGATGAGTACAGAGATTTAGTTCGTGAGGACTCTAAACGTAAATTTAGAAATACACAAATCCAATCCGAGGGTAATGACCCAATTGAAACTGGAAATTCATATGGAACACCACATGATTTAGCATCACTGTATGGTAAAGGACGTACAATGTCTGATCCTGGTAATACACCAACAGGATACACGGATGATTTAGAATTGGGTAGACCAAGAGAAACTACAACCAAAAGAAATACTCAAGATGATAATTTTGGGAAAGATAGATTAGGAACAAAACGTATGAAGGATACAGATAAAAATGATTCATCAGATAGTAGAACCAATACTAATAAAACAGGTATGGCTCTTGAAAGTGCTCAGATAACTTTATTAAAAAATAAAGAATTATTTAAATCTATGAATAATAAAAAATTAATATCGGGGCATGATAAATATAATTCCCCATTGTTAGATGAAAACCAATTGAGGGAGTAATTTTCCCTTAATATTTATAAACAAGACCTAGATATTATATAAATTTACTTAATAAAAAATGATTAAAAATAATAGGATTTCTCACTCTAAGTATAAAAATACAGGGATTCTTTTTGAACTACTAGTACGTCAAATAACCTCTGATACCCTAAAGGGTAGTGATTCTCCCGCTATCGACTTATTAAAAAAATATTTTGTAAAAACTGAATTAGGACGTGAGTATAAATTATATGAATCTATTTTAAACTCTAAAGTTTTAAACGAAGGTAGGGCTAATATGATTATTACTACTCTTCTAGAATCTTCACAAAAGTTTAATAAAACCTTTTTAAGAAAGCAAAAATATAACCTAATAAATGAAATACAAAAACATTATAGTTTAGAAAATTTCTTTGGGTGCCAAATTAAAAACTATAAAGAATTAGCGGCCCTATATGTTTTAATTGAAAGTTATAATTCTAAGGAGTTAATTGATTCCGATCAATTAGTAAATTCAAAAATTACATTGTTAGAATATTTAACTAAAAATGAAATTGTACCTGAGCGGGTTAAAGAAAATATAATTCAAGAATTTTCAACTTATGATAAAGATTTAAGGATATTAACCTATAAAGTACTTCTTGAAAAATTTAATGATAAATATAAAGATTTATCTCTAGAACAGAAACAAATTCTTAAGGAATTTATCCACTCTGTTGATTCTACTCAAAGTTTAAGAGATTTTTATAATACCAAAATTAATGAGTTAAAAATAATTTTAACCACTGAAGTTGAAAATATTAAAGATAAAGCAACCCAAATCAAAACTATAGAAATAACTAAATTTTTAACTGAAATATCAAAAGGTGAGAAAGTTAAGGATGATAATTTAGTTAATTTATTAAGATATTATGAATTAGCAAAAGAAATAAAACTTTCCAATGACTTACAATTATAAAATTAAAGAAGAAAAGGGATATTCCAAATACTTTCCAGGTAATAAAACCCCAGGATTAACCCCCGATGTGTTAAATACTATATTAAAAAGAATAGCCACTGAGGATAAACCTGATGAAGAGAAAAAAAATATTAAAGGGGAGGTAAATGAAGAAGGTGAAGGAATGTCTACTTCGGATGGAGCTGGGGGTTATTTAGGGAAATATGCTTTTAAACTACCTAAAAAACAAAAAAAAATAGGTGAAGCAAAATCACCTTCATCTAAACCTAAATCCAA